CTTCCATACGAATTTTTCTCCCCGATTGAGGCCTTAAAAAGGTGGTTTTATGCCAACTCCGCTGAAAACGAGTGAAAACATCCGGAAACATCTGACGAAAGCCGAGCGCGCAGCCCGCCAGCGCGCAGAGGCGGAGATCGGTCGTAAAGGCCGGACAAATATACGGTGCCCGAGTTGGTTAGACGATGAATCTAAGAAAATATTTGCAGAAACCAAGCGCAGGCTCAAGGGGTTGGACTTGCTGGATAGTGCGGATGCCGAGCTCCTGGGAATCTATTGCGATGCAGTATCCAAATACCGGTCGGCCAGCAGGCTCGTAAGCAGGTTAGATGATGAAGACTTGCCCATAGCCACTAAGGATGATCTGGCGGCCTGCCAGGCCTGGGCAAGATTGATTGTAGCGTATGCCGAGAAACTTGGGATTACGAAAACAGCCCGAGCGCGCTTAGCAAAACGCAAGGCTGAGCCCAAGCCCAGCGAGTTTGATCAACTACTAGATGGTGTGAACGAATATCTGAGTGGCGATGCTCGATAAAGAGAAAGCAGAACGTGCGGTCAATATCTATGAAAGCCTCCGGCATACCAAGGGCCGGTTCTATGGGCGCCCTTTCACCTTGCTTCCGTGGGAGCGCAAGATTATCTGGGACGTCTATGGCACGCTCAAACCAAATGGGACCAGGCAATACAGATATGTTTACATCGAGATCCCAAAGAAAAACGGTAAGAGCGAGCTCGGGGCAGGAGCGGCCATAATGCATACTTTTGCGGATGGCGAGATGCACGGCGAAATCTACTCCTGCGCGGCAGATCGTGAGCAGGCTTCGTTGGTGTTTGATGTCGCTGTCGTAATGATTGAGCAATCCCCCGAGTTGAGCGAACGTGCCAAGATCATCAGCTCGCTCCATAAGATCATTGATCGGAAGACAGGATCAATTTACAAAGCGGAATCGGCAGAAGCTTATACCAAGCACGGTTTGAACTTGAGCGCGTGTATCTTCGATGAACTGCATGCGCAGCCTAACCGCAATCTATGGGATGTAATGACATTCGAAGCGGGAGCCGCGCGCGCCCAGCCGATCTGGTGGATTATTACCACAGCTGGTGATGATCCAGATCGACTATCTATCGGTTGGGAGCAGCATGAATATGCTCTAAAACTCCTGTCTGGGGAGATAGTAGATCCATCGTGGTATCCGGTCATTTTTAACTATGATGGAGATGACATCTACAATGAGGTAAATTGGTTCAAGGCGAATCCAAGCCTGGGGGTTGCTAAAGACCTTGACCAGATGCGCGAAGCAGCCCAGACTGCCAGGAATAAGCCTGCAAACGAACGGCTATTCCGTTGGCTCGATCTCAACCAGTGGATCACGACCAAGCTGACCACCTGGCAGCCGATTGAGCTATTTGACAGCACGGTGGGCGAGTGGGAGCGGGATGAGCTCTTAGGCAAGGATTGCTATCTGGGCTTGGACTTGTCTACCACCACCGATCTGAGCGCGCTGGCAGCGATCTTCCCGCCGCAGGGCACGCAGTATGATTGGCGTGTGTTCTGGCACTGTTGGATCCCGGAGATCAACATGGCCGAGCGCGTGGCAAAAGATCATGTGCCCTATGACCAATGGGCCAAAGCAGGCTGGATCACACCGACGCCGGGCGACGTGGTCGATTACACCAGGATCAAGGACACGATCCTGGAGATCAAAAAATTTTATAAGGTCATCGAGCTGGACGCCGACCGTGCTTTTGCGACCATGCTGCTTCAGGAGCTCGAGCAGGCGGGTATTATGTGCGTGGATGTGCCGCAGACGTTCGTCAGCCTGACCGATCCGCTTAACCAGACCGAGGTGCTGCTCAAGGGGAAGCCGCCGGCCAAGGATATGAAGCCGTTTTCCGGAACATTATTGACCGGCCGGATGACGCACGAGGCCAACCCGGTAGCCAGGTGGTGCTTTGGAAACACCTCAATTGCCACGAACGGCCAAGGTTTTATCAAATTCGTGAAGGAACACAAAGGAAAATCGGTGGTGCGGACCAAAAGAATAGACCTCGTGGCCGCCTGGATCAATGGGATGGCCCGCGCCCGGTTTTATAAGGGTTCTGCATCGGTTTACGAAACACACGGGATCCGGAGTCTATGAAAAAATGGCTGGCGGAGCTGGATATTAATGATGTTTTGATTTTTGCAGGCCTGTTGTTTCTGGCGGCAGGGCTGGCGATGATTTCCACAGCACTTTCGATCAGCGTAAGCGGATGTTTGCTGCTGATGCTGGGCCTGTTGGGCGCCTGGCGTAAAGGAGCACGATGAGCGGGATTTTTTCGAAGTTATTTGAGAAGGCGCCGCCTGAAAAACGTGATTTCGAGGTGGTACTACAAGCCTGGCGTGAGAATGCAGCGGAATCTGAAGGGATCATTACTCCGGATTCGTCGTTGCGCATGGCGGCCGTATTTGCCTGCGTGAGAATCCTGGCGGAGACCGTGGCAAGTCTGCCTCTTATTGTTTACGAGCGCCTGGAACGCGGAAAGCGCCGGGCTCAGGACTTTTATTTGTATGAACTCTTGCACGATAGGCCCAATTCGCGCATGACGGCGCTCGAATACCGGGAGACGATCCAATCTCACCTGGTGCTGTGGGGCAATGCCTATTCCAGGATCGTCTATGACAGCCAAGGACGGATCGAGGAGCTTTGGCCGAAGCATCCGGGTGGGATGATTCAAACCGAGGTACGCGCCGGCATGAAATATTATCAATTCCAGGAATCCACCGGCAGGTTTACCTGGTATTCGGAAGCAGAGATCTGGCACATGCACGGCCTGGGAGATGACGGCGAGCGCGGGTACAGCCCGATTGCACTGATGCGAAAAGCGGTTAGATTGGGATTGTCCGCGGAAGAATTCGGAGCTAGATTCTTTGAAAATGACGCCAGGCCGGGGATCGTCCTGGAGCACCCAATGGGATTAAGCGATAAAGCGCATAAAAACATAATAGAATCCCTTGAGGAAGATCACAAAGGATCCCACAAATCACATAAACCGATGATATTGGAAGAGGGCATGAAGCTGCACGAGGTCGGGATTCCGCCAGAAGACGCCCAATTCCTGGAAACCCGCAATTTCCAGGTGCACGAGATCGCCCGGATATTCCGGGTCCCGCCGCATATGCTGGCCGATCTGGACCGTGCGACGTTTGCTAATGTCGAGCAATTATCCATCGAATTTGTGGAATATAGTTTACGATCCTGGCTGGTCAGGTGGGAACAATCGATTGCTCAAAACCTGATGCTGCCCGACGAGCGCCGGCGTTACTATGCGGAACACCTGGTGGAGGGCCTCTTGCGCGGCGATGTTATCAGCCGCTATCAGGCTTATGCTATCGCTAAACAAAACGGCTGGATGAGCGCCAATGACATTCGGGACCGCGAAAATATGAACCCAATTGATGAAGGCGATTTGTATTTGCAAACACCGCCCGGCGGCGCTCCTAATCCAGCGACCGCTGGTAAATAGTTATCGGAGGTAATTATGGTTCCAAAAGAAACAATATCGGGTGAGATTGAACGGCGCGCTTTCGAGGTGGAGATCCGGGCGAAAACAGAGGCTGAAGGAGCTCAGATTGACGGTACAGCAGCCATCTATAACCATTGGTCGGAAGATCTGGGCGGGTTCCGGGAGATGGTTGAGCCGGGTTTTTTCGATGACGTTCTAAAAAGCGACGTGCGGGCGCTGTGGAATCATAACGATGATCTGGTCCTGGGCCGGACAAAAGCGGGAACGCTAACCCTTGAAGACACCGAGCGCGGCCTGAACGTGCATATCCGTCCGCCAGACACTCAGATGGGGCGGGATGCGGTGACCTTGATCCAGCGCAGGGATGTCACTCAGATGTCATTTGCCTTTACGGTTAAAGCGGGAGGCGATGAATGGACCCGTAATAAAGACGGCTCGATCAAGCGGGTATTGAAAAAAGGCGGGGCAGCCAGGCTTTACGATGTCAGCCCGGTGACTTATCCCGCCTATCCACAGACGAGCGTGCACGCACGCTCGATGGTTGCAGAGTTAGCCGGTGACGGGTCTATGCCCGATCCGGATATAGAACACGCGCGTAAGCAGGTGCTGGCGAGGCAAGCGAACCGCAAGCGTGTAATTCAACTCAAGTCAAAATAAAGGAGAAAAAATCATGAGAACAGCCCGTGAATTACGAGCCCAGCGCGCACAAATCCTCGTTCAGGCGCGCACCCTGGTAGAGGCAGCCGAAGCTGCCGACCGTGATCTGACCCCGGAAGAGCAGACCCAATATGATGCTCACCTTACGGAGGCAGACACGATGGAAAAGCGGATCAAACGGATGGAGAGCCTGCCGGTAGATCTGCCTGTAGCCCCAGCCATAAACCGCACCGGCCTGGGAGACAGCGAAGAAAAGGCTTTTGCGCATTATTTCCGCACCGGGGATGTCGGTGGAGTGCGCTCGATGCTGAACAATGAGAACTCGGCGGAAAACCGCGGGCGGCCGGAAGTGGAAATGCACATCCCGGGTCCTTACGAGATGCGCGCCACAGACGAGGTCATGAACGTGGCCGCGGACGCGGACGGCAAGAGCGCGGTGCCGGTCGGTTTTGTGAACCAGATCGCGGCCAGGCGGGCGGAAATTGCGCTGGTGAACCTCCTGGGCTGCCAACTGGTCCCCGGGCGTGGTACGACGGTAAATTACCCGTATGAAAACGCGGACGCGGCGGTGTTTGCGACCACCACGGAGCAGGTGGACGCGCTGACCAATGTCTACGAGCGCGACCGGCCGACCCTGGCGACCAAGGCTTTCACGTTGGTCAAGAAAACAAAAAAAGTGGAACTGACCGAGGAGTTGCTGGACGATGAAGACGCTAACCTGATGGGATTCATCGCCGACCACATCGGGCGGGCGCAGGGCCTGACCCTGAACACATCAATGCTGGTGGAAGCCGCGGCGACCGGAACATCGGTCTCTATCGGGACGACTTCGGCGATCGCCGCGGGTGACCCGGAGAAATTCGCCTATCACGCGATCCTGGGCTACTATCTGGATGACGCGGGTTCAATCGGCTGGGTGATGCGTCCGCCGACGTTCGGGGCGATCAAGAACATCACCGGAAGTACCCGGCTGTACGATGAGCAGACCGGCCGGGGCGCTCGGCGCACGTTGCTGGAGTATCCGGTATTCTACTCCAGCGCAGCGGCAGCCATCGCCGCCAGCGCCAAAACAGTGTATTTCGGCAACTGGCGCTATATGGGTTATCGGCTCGACCCGACACTGCGTTTTCTCCGCGATCCCTATACCACGGATGGGGTGGTTCTCCTGAAATACTCCTTCCGCACGGTGTTCGGGCTGCTGATCGCTGGGGCGCTGGCCTATGGGGCGCACCCATCGGCGTAATGAAAGATGTGCTGGTTTTCACGCCATATTTGAGGCTAGAACCAGAAACGGTGAAAGCCATTTTTTCGCTGGAATGGGACGGGGAGATTTCCGTCCTGTTCCAGCGGGATAACCCGTTTTGCGAAGGCTCCGAACGGGAACAGGAGATCCGCAATAATCATCACCAATGTGTGAGAGGCCGGGAAATCTTCCTGGCAGGATCTTACGAAGCGATGTTGATTATTGAGAGCGATATCATCCCGCCTGCGGATGCGCTGAAGTGCCTGGCGGCGCTGGAATGCGATGTGGCCTATGGCTGCTATATGTTCCGGCGGGGAGCGAACGTGATCAATATCTATGAGCGTTACGCGCCTTGGCCGGAGGTGAAGAACGTAGGCGAGAGCCTGACGATCCGCGGGAAGTGGGGGCCGGCGCACAGGCAGGGTGTGATCGAGTGCGCCGGAGGAGGCATCGGCTGCATCCTGATCTGGCGAAATGTGCTGGAGAAGATCCAGTTCCGGATCAATTACCCGGAAGACCAGGATATGTGTGACACGTTCTTTACCTACGATGTGAACCGGGCCGGGTTCAGGATGCTGGCAGACACGCGCGTGATCTGCGGGCATAAGGAGCCTAACGGGAATATTTTATGGCCGCCTGAGCGGTAGGATCCGCAAGACATATTTTTGGAGGTGACGAGATGGAAGTGATAGCCTTGAAGGGATTTGTGCATTTCAAGCCGGATGGGGATTGGATCATGGCCCAAGAGGGTCAGGTTGTGGATCTTCCAAATGGTGCGGAATATATCCGGGCTGGGCTAGCGATGCCCGTAACCAAGCCATATAAGACTTCGAAAAAGCATGTAAGCAAGCCGGTCGAGACGGCTGTGGAGCTAACGGGAGAAATAACCCGACCGCCGGAAGCGAAGCGGAGAAAAAGCAAATGAGCGATTCGATCCGGTCCAGCTATCAACACCTGGCAGCGTTCGTGATCGTCGATGCGGGCGGAAGTGAGCTCACCGGGCTGGGAACCGCTTTTACCGTGACGCTATCCAAAAATGGCGCCGATTTTGTGGCCGGAGTCGGGGCAAAGGACGAGATCGGCAGCGGCTGGTACTCCTATTTGCTAACGGCCGCAGAGACGGACACCGAGGGCCCGCTGGCCATGCGCGTGACTGCGGCCGGGGCAGCGCAGCAAAACCTGCTCTTTGAAGTTGTTCCCTATTACACGGCGCCGGTAACCTCCGGGCCTTATATTTTGACGTCGGCAGAGGCATCTGTGGTCCTGCGCTGCGAAGATGATGATCCGGATATGCTGGCTCTCTTGCCGCTGGTCGACTCGTATATCTATAACGCCACCGGCCGAGATTGGGCAGCGGATGTCACAATCTATCCAGAGGCGAAGTCCGCAGCGCGCATGCTGCTGGTCAAGTGGCATGAGGATCCAGGAGGAATTACATCTGAGGGTGTTTTGGATTGGGGCTTACGAGCCTGCCTGATCCAGCTCAAAGCGATTGCATGGAGTTATAAGACTTTTGCCGGGATGGATGGGGCAGGCGCAATAAATCTGCCGGGCGCGCACGTGGGCGACACAGTGGAGAGCCTGGTTGGCAAGGTTGGGGTGAGCGGCGACCAATCGGCGGGCTTCGAGGTGGTGATCACGGTCAAGGGATACATCCAACAAATCTCGACGTCGGACCTGTCGGCGGATTGGTTTACGGCGCACCTTGTGCCTCCGGAGGGAATGTGATTATCGGTGGGCGCGTGATCAACCCGGGCGAGCTGCGCACGATGGTCACATTGCAGAGCAGGGCCAAGGCCTCGGACACCGGCGGGTTCCAGTCGCCAATCTGGTCTACGATTGCGACGGTGTGGGCCAAATGGACCGGGGTGCACGGCGCGGAGGCCTGGACGGCGCAGACGGTGCAGGCGCAGCGGGCCGCCACGGTGCTGATCCGCTACCTGGCTGGCGTAGACGAGACCTGCGCGGTCCTGCTGGGCGCAGACCGGTATGAGATCGTCTCGATGGACGACATCCAGGCTGTACATGAGTATATCGAGCTTAAAGTGAAATTGTCGAGGGCCGGGTAGTGCCGATCAAGACCAGGCTGATCACTTCTGGTTTTTCTGAATATCTCGAGGTGCTGGCGAAGGCCGGGCAGGATATCGATGAAATATCCGAAGAAGCCCTGGCGGCCGGTGGCAAGGTGCTGGTGGATGGCATGCAGCGGCGGGTGCCGAAGAAAACCATGAACCTGATGAACCATATCAAGGCCACCGCCCCCCAGCGGGACGGCAACGTCCACTACATCGACGTCGGCCTGGTACATGGAACAGATGCAGACACGGCGCGCTATGGGAATGTCCAGGAATTTGGCTCGTCCGATATGAGCGCCCAGCCCTACGTGCGGCCCACGTTTGACGCCGACATGCGTGCG